TTTACATATCCGGCATTGATAAGCTTGTTAAGCTTCTTGCCTTCTTCAGTAATACACTCGATTTGAATTGTAGCTTCTAGGTTTTCGCCATTCATTGCAAAGCCTAAGCAGCGACCGATAGGCCACTCATCCGAGTCATGCTGAGCTAAGACAATGGGATTATTTAGATATGCTGTATAGTCTATTCCGCTTGGAACTATGATAGTCCCATACCGGTCAACTTCAGGAGTCGATACTACGAAAGTATAGAGATCATTCTCTTTCTCTTCGTATTCCTTTTCCTTTTCATAGCCGTCCCTGACTTGCAGGTTCAGCTCGCGTGTGATTAAATTCATATTAAAACCTCTATTTTTTAATTGCTCTACTATGTTCTTTGACCAACTATAACCAGGGTCGCCACCCCAAAGACCCCATGCGACTCTACCAGGTGATGGATATCCATCCTCACCAGGCTCAAAGCCTTCCGCATCTTTTACGCTTTCTTGCCTTGAGAAAAAAGAATACATACGCTTTACAGTGTCTTCGCTTAGATTCTCACCGCGTGCAATTTGGCGCGCTCTGATTTTACCTATGCGAGTACCACCGTCGCGACCCTCTTCTACCCATCTGATAGCTCGCTCGGCTTCTTCTTGCATTCCTTTGTTAGGCTTGTAGCTCATTAGGCTTCCACTGGGAATAATTGGCATCTGCAGTTAACTGCATTTGAAGCGCTAAGACCTGAACCGAGCGGGCGCTTTGCTTTCTCGGTTTTGACTTCTACGATATTGCCTTCTTTATCTCGAACTTCAGTCACTACGGTAAAATATCCATCAGCGCCTTGAGTCGAGCCTTCCATAGCAGCATGTGCAGGTCTTACTCGGTTATCGCGTTGAGTTAGCCATACCATTTTGAAGCCTTCGTCTTTGTAGACTGCATATTGCATCCCGCTTGTAACATTCGCGCTTGTTGTATTAGCAATCGCACGGGCTCTGCTTGTTTGCAGTGAGTCGAATTTGGTATTCAGGATCTTAAAAAGCTCTTCTTTATTCTTACCAGCATTTGCAGTTAAAGTAGCTTGAACTTCTTGCTTGATTACTCCGATTGAATCTCGGATTTGAGCGCTTGACTCTTCAACCAAGGCAATAACCTCTGCAGTCGGAGGAACGCTACCCTCGATCGCAAGAGTTGCATAGAGTTCTTGTGCTACTTGATTTGCAGCCTCTGCTATAATTGCATCGTACTTTGCAAGCTCTTCGGGTGAAACATCTACAGTCGCAAGAGTCAAAACGCCATCATCTGCAAGCTGAAAAACCTGCTCTTTGATTTGTGCAATGATCATCTCGATTACATTTTCAAGACTACCAGCATTCGCCTCTGTTATTCCGTCGAAGTTTCTCCAAAACAAGTCCTTTGCATCGGCTGTAACGATAGGGAGCTTAGCATTTGCCCTTGTTAAGAGTTTTCGAGTCGCTACGGGCACGGGAGCGGTATTTACGGCGCTTTGAAGAGGGACAAAACCATTAGCAATAAGCGGCGTATTGCCTTCAGGTATCGGATCGTATCCGCGCTCGCCTCTTGCATCGTTGATTGTCTTGATTCCCCACTTAAGCTCAAACTCTTCTTGTCTCATATCAGCATCGGGATCTGCGTATTCGTACGGATTAGCTTCGATTAAGACATCCTCTTCCCATCTACGGAAATGGCGTGTAAATTCTTCAGCAATATAAAGAGCTTCGGGATCGATTGTATTTTGTCTAAAGATTGCAAACTGAACCTCTGCAGTCGCTCGGTTTTGGAATGATCCGTCAAGCATACCGGGAGGCACGCCGAAGACTTGAGAGATTTGAGATCTTACATCTTTGCTAACAGAGTCATAGCCTACCGATAGCTCGCCTTTCGGCGGTAATTCTAATTGCATTCCACCACCAAGCAAAGCGCGAAGCTTGTAATCCGGTAGCTCTTCATTCCAAGCGCTTTTCAGCTTTTGCCATTCGTCTTGGTCAAACCTTTCGGGGAACTTTGCAATAAGCGGCGGGACTGTATTATTAGCAAAGAGGCGTGCTAAATAAGCACTAACTTCGCGGTCTATATTTGCATATTCCAAAGCAGCTGATACAAGACCAACGCCGAAAATATTCATACCGATTATTTCTTCAGGACGCGCGGCGGGGTGTAACTTTGCAAGGTGAATAATCTCCTTTTCAGGGATTGCTATATTGCCTTCTTGAGCTGACTGATATACATACCCATCAATGAAGTTATTCTCGCCTTTTATGACTCGCATTCTTGTCGGATTTAATACCCACATTTGAAGCGGTACTCGGTATCCATTTGTCGGAGTCCATATAAACGCATTGCCGTTAATCGATAGCCAATTTTCAATATATCCGAAAACTTGCGAGCGTGTGAAATACGGATTCGGATTTGAGAGTAGTTCGTTAGTCCAATGACCGCGACCTAGTTCTTCTTTCTCCCAGTTCTGCTCTTTGTATGCATCGAACTTGATACCGCTCAAAGCATTCGCTCTATGCTGAAGGCAAGCGAAGACCGTCCCTCGAAGAGAGGCGCTTAACTCATTACCGACTTGAGTCGCACCGATATTGCGAGAGCCACCCGACCGAATATACGGTCTGTCGTTTCTTCGCGGTGCAACTGCGCTCGCGATTCTATCTCTAAGTTGGTCAAGTAGACTCATACATATATCTGTGGAGTTTTGCGAATAGCATTGAAAGCATAGCCCAATGCGTCAATAAAGTCATCATGCTTGTCTTGTGGAGTGCCTGTAAAACTTAGCAGCTCCTCGGTAAATTCCGGATTGATATGAGGGACATGATAAACAAGCCCTTGCTCATATCTTGCCTCTACAGGCTGAAAGCGTATCACCTTGTCTCGATCCGCTCTCACACCTACGACATTCATCTTAGTATTTCTTTTCAGCTCTTGAACCATCCATGCTTGCGCCTGATTCGATTCGACTGCTACGACTCTTGCATTCCATCTTTGCTCGGCTGACATGATCTTACGGCCTATCTCTTGGAATTGTGCTCTAAAATGATCGGCTTCGACTACTACAACATCTCCATCTTTTGTCGTACCTATTACAACGATTGCAGTATAGTCTGCAGTCTCTTTCTGGCTAATTGCCAAATCCACTCCAATGTAATACGCTGTACATTCTTGGCCGTTTGTCGTGCGTAGCCATTCGCGTTTGATCTTAGCCGCTGATCTATCGACATATTCTGCAAGAAACTCTTGCGCGAAAACCAAGCTCGGTAGTAATTCCTTTTGTCTATCAACTTCGCTTATCTTGATTTGCCCGCCGTCGTATGTCGAATAGTGAAACGACTGCCAATCTTGCATCGTTTCGCTTAGCTGATCTAATTGCCAAAAGTGATTTTTACCTTTCGGCGTGGAAAAGAAATACGCATCACCTTCATAATCTGCTAGCATCGGACTAAGTACAAAGTTCCAATCGTCTTCAGCATTTGGGCAATGTGCCCACTCATCGCAAATCACTCTATGAAACTTATTGCCTCTTAAGCCATCCGCTCGGTAAATACCTTGCAAAACCAATGTACTACGGCCTAGTTTAATCTGGCCTTGCTTGTAAGTTGCACCAAGCGGTGCAAAGAAATTTTGTGCTTCGGTTTCTCTTCCTGAAAGCTCGGTGTATGAGGGCGCTGTATAGAGAACATACGACCCATCAACTTCAAGCATTTTCTCAAGGGCAAGAGCAAAAGCCAGATAAGACTTCCCAAAGCGACGGCCGCACCGAACAACATTAAAGCGCTTCCTATTCCGAAGTATCTCAAGCTGTTTATCATGCGGTTTTATCCGTATCACTGTATCCATTTTGCGAACCCCACTCTATTATCATTTTGCCTTTCTCTGCTACTTGATTATCCATGTGAGATAACAACTCCATTAGCAGTTTCATTGCAGTAATATCCTCTTTAATCAAGATCTTTTTATGAATCAGCATTTCGATTATATCACCAGCTACGGTTTCTTTTGTTTTGCCGGGCTTTGATAGCTCTTCAGCTGCCATCTTTGCAAGATCTTTGACATACACGATACTACCCTTTGGCCTACCATTACGATTGATACGCTCGGGCTTGTCTCTGAAGCTATGTCCTTTAAGATTATCAGCGCCTGCCATAATAAACTCCCAAACCTAATCCAATACCAAGAGCACCTACGACCCAGCTCCAATTATTCTCGGTCACTACTTCAGTCGGTAAAGTAATTACCTTAATTGAATCAGGGCGCGGTCTGTAAACAAGTGAAAAGTGACCCTTGCGATTTGCATATGCAAAAGCCATGTTGATTGTATCGCGAGTCGCGGTAATTACCGAATCGCTTTGAGCTACAAAAGCAGTATCTCCGCATGGAATAACTACGGGCTTATCAAGAAAGTAAATAGTGTCCTTAGTGCGAATAGTAACCGACTTCGTATGTACTGAATCTCTAATCGTTACAGGGCGCTCTAAGACTTCGACGCGAGTGATTGTATCAGTTACTCTTTTTTGACTCGTACGGCCTACATGAAGCCCCGAAACAAAGCCGATAATTAAGAGCACTGCAAGAATAACCATCGCATTTAGTACATCATTGAATCTCATTGCACTACTCCATTCTCGATAAAGAGATTATCTACCATGCCATTCTCTTGAATGATTGCAAAACCATGATTGCTATTTGAGTGAGGCATATAGTTTTGTCTTAGCTTGCAGAGGCATCCCGTTGTATAAGCCTTATAAAACTTACCATCCAAGCTCTTGATAGATGCAAAGGAAGTACGGTGTACATGACCCATCACTACATTAGCCGCCGCTTTGAGAATCAAAGCGCGGGCGGGATTTACGCCGCCGCTTACTTTCATCTCATGACCGTGCACTATGTAGGTATTTTCTATTTTCATAAATTGCGTAGATTCGACAAAGCGTATTCCAAGCTCATCAAGTTTTAGTAGTTGGCGGTAATGAATAAGCTCTGCAACCGCATCGGCTTTTGCCATTAAATACCGCTCTAATCGGTCTTCATGATTGCCAAGCTTAAAGTAGATATTTTGCTCTTTGAATTCCGAGCGAAGACCTTCAAGAAACTGCTTGGTAAGTTCTAACTCATTTAAGAACTTTGGCGTATCAGCCGTCTTAGGATGTCCAGAGATTTGAGCCGCGTCTAAGATATCACCATTCAGAATGATATTCTCGACTCGATCTTGCTTTGCATATTGAATCGCTGCAATAAGCGCCGCCTTGTCATGGATACCTAAGTGAATATCAGAGAAGACCGCCGTCTTGCCTTGGATGCGAAGCGTCGGCATGACCTCCTCGCGTCCGTCTTCAAGAGTGTTAAGCCAATCAGGGACAATGCTAGGCTCTTTGATTTCTATGCCATCCGGATCAAAGCGCTTACCTTGTCGGTAGTTTAGAATAGCAGCGTATTCTTGCTCATTTAAGCGCGGTCTGTATTCACTCACTCGCAATACTACCTAATATGATAATTGCCGCCTCTTCTTCAGTACCGTCGATTGCAGTTTCTGTATTCCAAAGATTGCCCGCCTCATCTATGAATTTCCAAAGCAAAACAGACACGCCGTCTTCGTTTGTAGCCTCGGTTGTTTTGTAGTGTTCCAACGTCATGCAACCTCCCAAATGGTAAGCCGTGAGCCTGCATATAAAATCAAGCCTGTAGCGACGCTTACATTTTGTGCCCATCTAACTTGCAATGTAGTGGTCGAGCTTGGTTTACTTGTCCCTTGGAAAATAATTCTTGTCGGTATCCCTACATTAGTTGAGATAACAGCTGTATCGCTTACAGCTGTACTAGTTGCCAAAGTACTAACCCACAAACTACCACCGCCTCCCCAATATCCGGTACTATTTGCATCTACCGCAATTTTTAGAACGGGAGTATTTGTCGTATTACTTCTTCCAACAAGCAAAACCAATTCCCAATAATAGGTCTTACCGCTTGTCAAAGACTGAACCAAATGGTCATCGTTTTGCAATGTCGTAGAACTTGTAACTGTTTCATCTGCTGTTTTGGTTTTCTCAAATGTAGGCGCACCTAATCCACCCGCCGTAGTCCAAGAGATATTACCACTACCATCAGTTTGCAATACTTGACCATTAGACCCGCCTGTTATTTTCAAGCGAGTCGTAGTGGTGTTTATATCATTGGTATTATCTACGGTTTTACTGCTGAGCGTATCAGGTAATTGACCGTTTTTAAGTTTGGTTATTGGCATCTATTTACTTCATATAATCAGCAATCAAAACATCACCTGAAACAGGCGCTGTAGTCATTGTAATTGTATTCGTTGTAATTGTATAATCATTGCCCGCTCCGCTCTTTTGGCGAACACCATTCAAGAATAGCTTAAGCGTTCCGCTTGTCGGAGTATTTGCCAAAGTGAAAGTAACATTCGAACCGTTGATCGAACCGCTCGGAGTTTCTTCAGTTACAA